ATTGTTTTTGTTGTTCCTCATCAGCATTGATAATAAGGATATCTTGATAACCCATCTCCTTCAGTGTTTGAAGGGGATAGGCGATCACTGGTTTTTTATAGATACCCAATAATTGTTTGGATGTCGTTTTTGTAATGGGGTATAAGCGAGTCGCCTTCCCCCCCGAAAGAACAATTCCTTTTTTAGTCATAAATTTTATATAGTTCGTCTTCAGAGATTTCTTGTTGTTTCTTCAATCTTTCCTTTTGATCAGCGATGATTTGTTCACAACATTCAATGATTGCTTGCTTCTCAGTTCTGATTGGAAATATTTCTTGCAATTTACTGGTATCTAATACACAATTAGAACGATTTGCATGTGCTTTCAATTGTGACCTATCTCCCAATTTCCAATTGGAATTGTGCATACCATATGATTTCAGAATCTCACAAATCTCCTCAGTTTTCAATGGTTCGGGATTGGTGATATTGTAAGTCTCTCTACGAATCCAATAAGTATCATTATCTAAGGTGCTAATAAGGTATTGCACGAAATCACAAAGATCAGGAATGTATGTCTTGGAATTTACAAGATTCAATAAATCATTATAATTTTTAATTTTGGTGAAATAATTTCGATATGAATTATCTTGACCAAAAGGCATTCTAATTCTCAAAACAATACCTTTCAAATCTTTTGCAAGATTTTCGTAAGCATGTTTGGATCTGCTGTAGAATGAACTGTGATTTTGAAACAATCCAAAATTGGGAGTATCTTGTTCCGACCACTCCTTATCATATCCATCATAAAGACAACCAGTGGAAACATGGATATAGTAGATTCCCAGTGAATCACAGGCTCTATTAATTTCCAAAGGAACAGTGGTGTTCAATTTCCAACATTCTTCTTTTTCCAATTCTGCTTGATCCACATTAGGTTTACCAGTAAATCCTGAACAATTTATTACCATTTTAATATCATTATTGAGAATGAATTTCTTCAATACTGACATGTCATGGTAATCCAGATCGTTTCTTGATTTAATTTGGATGTTAAATGATTTAGATTGTAAATGGTTAAAAAGGTAATTACCAATGTAACCGTTTCCTAAAATTAAGATATTATTGTTCTGGGTCATATTCGTTCTCGATAAATTCTCTAATGTTGATCAGACTACAAGTATCATTCTCTTGAATGAAGTCAAGCGCACCTGCACAGAAATCTTCAGCCATTACTGAAATTTCAGTATCATCAATCGAATCAAGAAAATCTTGAAAATCGTTAATAGATTTAATAATTTTCTCTTCGTGAGTTTCCAATTTTTTAAGTATCGTGTTTTTCTTCATAATTAATTATCAAAAAATGTTATGTCAATATCAAATGATTTTTCTTCCCCATCGATAACCACTTTGGTCTGGGTTCTATCAATTTCTTTAATTTTATCAATAAATTTAGCAATATCTTGATTGATAGACAGTGGTAAGTTCTCAATTACTGAAATTCTATCTTTGATAGACAATTCGGAGAAACTCAAAGATTTTTCGCCAAATTTCACACTCTTGACGAATTTTACAATTTCAAAGGTGAATAGATTGGTCAGATTCTTTCCGACATCTTTTTCTCCATCTTTTTTAAGAATATCAATTGCATAATTGATGACTTTATTTTCTTCAGATAAAGTAGGTGTGTCTAGTTCTACTGTCACTGCTCCTTCGACAATATGTAGGAGTGGAATATCAATTTTATCCAAAATTTTGATGTCTCTGATATCAATTTCTCCTTCTGATGTTTTAACGATGTCACCTAGACTTTCTTTTCTCAATTTTAAAATAACAGGAACCTTATCAACAACCAACCAATCATTATTTCCAGTGTTTTCAATGATAATATCATTCAACATCTTTTGGAATTTCAAAACACCAACAGTTCCTTCTGTGAAGGTAGAAATAATATTCTTTTGTTGTTTGAATGACAAAGGAACGCAATCAACTTTTTCACCAGTAGTAATACGATTCACTTTGAATTTTGTATTTTTTAAATCTTGGATACTGTCCAAGAAGTTCTTAACATTATTGTCCATGCCCGTATTTACTGCGACAAATCATTTGTCAACTAAAAAAGTGGCATATTTTCCGTTGGAGCTTCACCTTTCATTTTATCTATGTAATATTCAATATCCATGATGGTAGAATCCATTAAAATTCCACCGTCAATTTTCTTTGAAAGATGATATATGATATCTCGAAAGTAATCCATATCATAAGAATAAAACAATCCTTTAATCATTTCGTATGGTAAAGATGTTAAGAAGTTGATTTCCATGTTTTCTAGTGCAGCGTTTTGTAAAATGATTTTTTTATCCTTTGCGTTTACTAAAAATTGTATCATTTTATTATAGAAATCTGCTGGTAATTTTTCCAACATTTCATCTTTAACTTCATCTGATAATTCCGCAAAATCAACAACAAAATTACCGTATTCTATTTTTTTGATGAAATTGGACACCGATAGGATATTCAATTCTTTTACAAATTTACTTGGGATATCGACTAATACTTTTATATTTGAATGTTCAAACCAAGTGGGTTCAGCAACAAATTCATTCAATTCCTTTATGAGATAATCTAATGATATTTTTATATTTTTCTCTTTTATATTGAAATTGATGGTATATGAAACATATTTCTCCCAATTCTTTAAGACGTTTATGAACTTTTCATGTGTATTATTACCTTTGAATTTATTCAAATAATCCACGAAGAAATCCTCATCTTCCTCCAAACATTTTTTTATATCTTTGATTGTTATCCTCATTACACAGCAATCTGTTCGTAATTCTGACAAGCAAATGTCACGGATTTCACAGGAAATTCTGTATTTTGATAATCCATTGTAAATCCTTCAACAGCAGTGGGAAATGCTTTTCTAAAGATATAACCTTTTCTCAATTCACCACCGTTTGTGTATTGTTTCACTGTGATATCAGCTTTGAGATTTGCACCTTCTTCGATTAATCCTTTTATAGATGTAGCGATAATCCAAGGTCTGAAATATTCATGTTCCAAATCTTTTCTAGTCTCTAAAAAGTTTATAGAAAAGCTACGAGACAAGAAATCTTGTCTACTGTTCAAAACATATCCAGGTAAAAATCCACCACTGTTTTCACCAATTGAACTGGAACCAAAATTAGCTCCTTCAGTTGGAATTGTCACTGATTGTGCTGGTAAAATATTACCATTTTTTGTCATGGAATTAGGAGTGATCTTAGCTCTCCATTTTTCCTGTGCTAACTGTAAATACTGGTTTATGGAATCATTCGATACTCCATCAATGGATACTGACCATAATACTGGTATAGAAAGACAGTATCTAGCGTCCCCTGAGAACGCTTGGAGAAAATCTTCAATCTGTGGGTTAGACATGTAATTACTTAATCACTTAGACCAGTCCACGATAGAAATGATACGCGAAAGTCGCAGTGAATGTTTTAATTTCACCAGTTCCATCAGCAATTTCATAAGAAACTTCGCTGATATTTCGAAGAGAAGCACCGATCAATTGGATTGTTCTACCAACTTGCATTTCACTACCCGATGTTACATTAGAACCTCTTTGACAAGGGATTTGAAGAACATCCAAAGTAATTACGGATTCGTATCCTGGCATACAAATATTACCAGTGGTGGTTTCGTTGTCGAATAGGACTCTACTTGCTCTTTCGAGTTTCTCTCTGATATCCAAATTTTGATCAAGATAAAATTCTACAGACCAACCTTCAGAACCTGGATAGCTAGATTTTCCAGGAATATTGAAAGTTTGACCAGAATAATTCACCTGTTTGTTTTCAATATCTCTTCCAGGAAAAGTAGCTGTTTTAGCGTAAACCAAATCAGTCTCACCATTCAAGGAAAGTCCTGTGATGTCGATCTGTTTAACACGGAAAAGGAAGTCGCGAGCAAATTGTTTTTGCATCGCCTGTGACATAAAATTTTCAATACTTGTTGGCATAATAGTATTTAGTGATGAAGTGTGTCTTTTTTCCAAATATAACCACCAGATGTTTTTCTATTTTTATTATTACACACCGCACTTATATGACGACTATCTATTCCAGTTTGTTTCGCAGCTTCAGCTATAGAAAAATAAGATTTAACAAATTCACCAGATTTTGTATATTGTGATACACATACTTTATTTGGTAAATTTTCTACCATTTTTCTTTTAGCTTCTTCAGACATTTTCTTCCCATATCTCCCATTTCTCTCACCTCTTCTGGAATCGCCCATTTTTTTCCTCGTCTCCTCTGACATTTTTTTACCATACATTGGATGGTTCTCTCCACTCTTGGCTTTTGACATGTTTTCTCTCCATTCTTCTGTAATGACTCTCCCTTTAAAAATTTCACTCCTTTTTTTACGAGCTTCAAGAGATTGTGTTGCTAAATATCTATTTTGCCCTCTTGAACAAACATTGTATCCGCTTCCACTCATTAAACTATCGTGTTCTTTTATTAATCTCTCTTCAATATCCAATAATTCGTCCTTAGACATATCAGGATAATATTGATATTCGAATGAAAAATTTTCTAAACCATGTTTATTGATAGCTCTCAATATAGGTCTAGGGGTATCTATATTTGATTTATGATATGAATATACTCGCTGTCTCAAATTCATAGTTTCTCCGACATAAACCTTACCGTTTTTATTATTTTTTAAAATATAAATAGCAGGACATTGATCGTATTCTGTTGCTTTACCTAAATTGTAAATAGTAGTTGTCATAATACTATTTAGTAATTTGACAAAAATTTCAACAAAAAAAATCCTGACTGGTATTGCCAATCAGGATTTCTTATATTATTTAGTATTAATATTATACCAATTCGTCGAAGTTTGCATCGGATCTGGTCGCTGTGAAGGTGCAGAGGATGAACTCACCAGTTCTCGTTGGTTTGATTAGAATATCAACTTTCAGTTCATTACTATCAATGACTTGTGGCGTGTTATTTCTTTCATCGCAGACAATCAAGTAATCATAGCAACCACCATTTTCCTTCGCAGTTTTGAAGATTGGGTTCAATGTATTGACCAATCTGGTGCGAGTGAATTCATTGTTAGGTTCAAACACGAAGAATTGTGCTGTTTTCTTAGTAGGTCTTTCCAGAGCGAGGAACAATCTACGAACATTGATACGATCAAATGCACTTGGTTTGCGTGACATCGTTTTTTGACCGAACACCACGATTCCTTGAGATGCAGAGAACATAACAGGGTTAATGTTTACTTTGTAAAGTTCATCACGTTGTTTCTGATTAGGATTGATAGCGATATCCAAAGCGTTAGTTACAAGACCACGAGTGAATCCAGCAGGAGCAGACCATGGGAATTCAGCAGCATCGCTACGAGCCATGATAGCAGCTTGATAACCAGAGAATGGAATCCAAACTTTCTCACCAGTGAAATCGTCATAAGCTTGTACCCAGTTACCATAGGTAGCTGCATACGAGGTATTCTCCAATTCAAATTGGTGTCTCATTGCCCAATAAACGTCCAATTGGAAATTCTTAGTCTTATCAGCAAGAATTTTGCTGTTTCTTCCAGTCACAAGAATGTGACGGATTGGATCAGCAATAAAGATACAATCACCACGACCACCAGTATTGGATGGAAGGTTGCAGAAATTTTCAAATTGATTAAACACTGCGCTGTAACTTCCACGAAGATCTGTAGCAACAGTATCGTTGGAAATATCTTGTGATGTTCTGATAGAATCGACTTTCGTTTTTAATGCGGTATTGTATAGCGTATCGTCGTAATAGGTTGTTCCAGCGGCAGATGCCATTGTGAATACCGTTCCAAGACCACCTTCCACGACAACATCGATGTCATAGATCTCATCATTCTTAACACTTTCCAAAGCACGATTGATTTTATCTGGAATGCTTCCAAGGGTTTTTTGTTTAATCACTGTTGGGCTGTATGCACCAAGAGGATATAGAGCGTCAGCTTTTACTTCCAATTTGGCAGTGATTTCACCCAATTGTTGTTGGAATGCTCCAAACTTGTTGGTAGCAGATAAACTACCACCAGCAGATAATTTGCTAACTTCATTGTAGAAATTATCAGTAAACACTCTGATCTTCTTCTGAGGATTACCTGAAACATCCAACGAAGATTCTCTAAATTTGTTGGAAATGTATGGGTTCACCATGATTTCCACATTACGAGCATTGGTATCTTGTGTTTCCAAGAAGAAAGGAACAGATGGGCCACCTGTAGGATTGAGTTGAGTGCGGAATGTATCAATCGAACCAACAATTCTGTCATCCAACACGAAATCCAATTTGAAGGATTCCGTAGCATAGATGCTCTTACGGAGTTTAAAGACTCCCAGATTTAAAAGGTCATCATCTTCTCTTCCATCGATGTTGTAATCTGTAAGATTCTCCATGATTTGAGAGATGCTATTCGAAGCTCCTGTTGCGGTAGAAGACAGATTGAATTGCAGAGTGCCATTTGGAATCTGAGTATATGTGGTATGGTAAGCAGCAGTCAAGCTAGTGGTATATGCACGAGTGACAGCATTGAATGGGGAAGCTGGATCGATGTTAGTATTATCGCAAATACCAACATAGTAACCTTCAAATTGGCTATTGATAGTCGTTTGTGCTTTATCGAGAACGATAACACCAGCACCACCTAGCGATGTCAAGGAGTTGAGTCCTGTTCTAGTCGCAGCAGTTGCATTCCAATCAAATAGAGTCCCTTCCATTGCTTGGGCATATTGAGCTTCCGTTAAAGTGAACTGGATAGGGCTACCCAAGATGTAAGAAGCAGCAGAAAGATCCAGATTATTTGTAACCGATGCCGACAAATTGGCGATAGTGGATAGAGATGCAGCAGAAAGAGTCGAGCTACTCAAATTATTAATAACCGTGGATGAAACTGTATCAGGTTTAACCGCAATTACTGGATAAACCAGTGCAGTGTGTTGTGTACCGAATCCATCACCAGAACCACTACCATAAGGAATGCGGAAAGTGTAGATATTGGCAGGAGAATTCAAAAGTTCTCTTACAGTATAATAAAAATATCTTTCAGCACTATTCGTTGGTGTGCCGTAAATCGAATCCAATTCGTCTCTAGTAGTGATTTTGATCACTTCATCCGATGGTCCTTGTGGGGTGAAACCAGTCACGAAAACGTTAGTACCAACATTTGTTGGTGCGATGAGACTCAAATCTCTTTCGAAAATCTCTACCCCCGCTGAATTTATTGTTCTTTGCATACCATTACTTAGTAATTTCCGTTACAAATTTTAATTTTAACATTGTTCCTATCGGATAGTCATGTCTAGCTGAAGGATTTATACGTTTCACGATCTTTTCACCAAAATCTTTCAAAATTTTTAAATTGGTATAATCCATTTTAACCTTTTTATAAAATTCTCTCTCATTTAAACAATGTATATCATATGGTTCTTTGTTATTATTTTCATATATAGTAATTACGAAAGGTTTATCGGGATTTGCTAACTTTCTATAACCATAACGTTCTTCCACAGTTTTACCTTTAAACGGGTATGGATTTTTATTTTTAATACCTTTTCTCCACCCATGTCCATGTTTTTCAACATAATTATAAACTTGTTTGCGGAGTCTTTCTTTAAACACAGCAGGATTGTTATATATCTCTTCCGCTGTTTTACCTTTTCTATGATCGACCCATCCTGGTGTATATTCTGCTCTTTTTTTACCCTTATGTTTGAAGGGTCCCATACCACCTTTAGCTTGATTCTTAAAATTATAATATACATCGTTACTCTCAACATTATAGAATTTCAACCATTTTGTTTCCAAGTCATACAATTCGTGTCTATCATC